TAAGTCACGTAATCTTATAATCGCAGGTGTTATATTCGTATGTGGACTTGGATTTTCTGATGGTCTTACATTCACTATCGGAGAAACACATATCACACTTACAGCACTCGCTATCGCCGCTATTGCTGGTATTATCCTTAATGCAATTCTTCCTGGCAATGACTACAACTTTGGTGTTAATCCAGAAGGTGACCAGAGCCGTGGAGTATATGTAAGCAATACAGACAATAAATAATATCTATATAATAATTGGCACAGGAAAGCAATGAACCATAAATATACATTTGCTTTTTCTGTGCCATTAATACTACAAGAATTAAAAACAGCCCGCCATAATGTATCTTAATCAGGTTAAGATACATTATGACAAGCTGTTTTATATTGAATATTATTATTTAGTACCAAATATTCTATCGCCAGCATCTCCAAGACCTGGGCAGATATAAGCCTGCTCATTAAGCTGTCTGTCCAGATGTCCTACATATATCTGTACATCCGGATGTGCCTTGTGAAGCTTCTCTAAACCTTCTGGAGCAGCTATGATACACATAAATTTAATCTTCTTACCACCATGCTTTTTAATCTGGTCGATTGCATCAACAGCAGAACCACCTGTTGCAAGCATTGGATCTGTAACTACAATAAGCCTTTCCTCAATTGGATCTGGAAGCTTACAGTAATAT